GGCTCTGCGCTTCGCCGCAAGACGGTTTCAATTTCAACCGGGAAATTTGTATCTCCGGAATCGGAGCGGCCCGCGCCTACGGTGGGATCGGCGGGCACGGTGACGAGCGATGCGTCGAACGGCTCCCAATCGGTTACGCGGCATTCGTCGGGCGCATCGGGGTTGTCCTCATCCTCGGTGCGTACCATCTTGTGAACGCGGTAACCCACGGAAGCGGACGTGAGAATCTTGTCGTCGTAGTCCTGGCGCTTTTCCTGCGCAAACGCCGCGCGGCTAAACGGCCCCTCAACCACAAGACGGCCGTCTTTGATTTCGTACTTATCGACAACGCCGAGTTGTTTGTTGGGATCGTGATTGAAGTTATTGGGAACCTGGCCGGAATCGAGGCGATCTGTGCGAATGCTCTTCTTATCGTGCTGAAGAATCTCATTCGCCGCACCCTCCCAATAATTCCGCAGATACGGGGTTTCACTGGATACGGCAAAGCGAAACCGGCCCGGATCGGGACCGGAGAGCCGTTCTCCCTCTTTCGGTTCCGCATCGATCTTCGCGGCCCGATATTGCATCGGAAGCGCTGTCGGCATGTTCTTAGTGCTCATATATTCACCATGCTGCGGAATGGAAAAAGCCCGCAAATAACACCCCGCCGACGATGACCTGTCGGCGGGAACCCTGTTTCAGCGGGCTTTTTCTCAGAGATCAGAGATCAATCAGGAGAACAGATGGAAGCTGAAACAGCGCGGGTTGGTAGTGGGAGCGGTTGTAGTGATGGTGAAGCTGATACCGATGACGCGCGCGGAGACGGTGGGCGGAGCGGTGGCTGGCGTGGTGTTACAGGTAACGCCCAGGTTGGAGCCCAGCGAGCTGTCTTCCTGCACGATGATGTGCGATCCGGACGCAACCGCAGAGTCATTGACCACCACAGTGGTAGCGCCGGCCGCCACAACCACAGAGCCGGTGAGGTCGTTGGCGCAAACCGCCGGGGCCGTCTTGGAGACGCAATCGAGGCCGCCGTAGATGGGATGCCCCAGCGTGTCATACGCGATGGGCGTTTGCTGCGCACTCTGCGCGCCGGAGAACGAAACCGCCAGCGCCAGCGCACATGCACAGATAAATCCGAAAACTGCAAACTTCACTTTCATTTTTCCTCCTCGGGAAAATGCCGGGTTGTGGCCGTTGGTCAGGCGGCGTTATTGACTCAGGGGTCAGAGATTCGGGGCCGGTAAAAGTCACCGTCCTGATTCCTGACCTCTGTTCCCTCCTGCTTACTCTTCGTCTGTCAAACTCCACAGCGCGGCGTTGGCCGGGTGCATTCCGCGTGAAAGACTGCGGCCAGGTCTCACTTTTGGTTTGGCCGGCGCGGGCTTTGTGCCGGCCTTTGGCTTGGCGGGTTTCTCGTTACCCTCTTTTGGCTCTTCGCCGGTGGCATCTTCCGGCGTTTCGTCCTCATTGTTGATTTCGCTCGTGCCCTGGCCACGAATATCGGTACCCAGCGCCAATCCCAGATCGTCGGCGAGTTCCTGTTCACGCGCCAGCTCCGTGTAAGTCTCTTCCAGATCACGGCCCACGCTGTTGAGGATGCTTTCGTGCGTTTCAAAGCCATTCTGCACGAGCAGAGTATTGGCCTGCACATCCTTGAGCGGATCAATCCACGGCCAGCGGCGCGGCTCCCATTTGATGGCTTCGCCGCAGAAGCGCTTGCGATCCGCAAAGGGCAGACTGATAGCTTGATTGAGCAGACCGGCGCCGAGCCACGCGTCAAAGATCGGCTCAGTCACATTGTCGATAAACGAGGTTTGCATCTCCATCCAAAACTCGCGAACCTCCATTTCGCCGATGCGCGCGGAGCTGAAGTTGACGCCGCTGAGATCATTGAAAAGCGAGTGATAGGGAACATTGAAACCGGATGCGATCAGGCGGCCCGACTGTTTGGTAAACGGATCGAAGGCGTTGGTGGGGTGCGAGGGCGTGTGATCTTTGAGCGTGGCTCCGGTGCCTGTGAGGTCTAGAGCGCTGCCAAAAGACAGGTCGATAGCTTTGGAGCCGTCGGCATTGATTCCGTCGCCTTCAATCTCATCCGCATCGGCGTCGGCATCTTTGGCGGTCTCAAGAGACATGACCATGGATGCGCCGATGCGCGCGGCGGCCAGCTCCGCCTGGAAGTATCCGTCAAGCATCCGTAACTGGCCCATGCCCGAGGCCATCCAAGGATACCCGCGCGTCTGGCCGGTGCGGTGGGCCACGATCCAATGGATGATCTGGTCAGCGGGCACGCGCACACGGTTGGATGAACCAAAAGACGCCTCGTATGGATTGCCTTGAAAAATGTGATAAGCTAACGGCTTTTGATTGGCGTCCACCTCGACGCCCATGCGGATCTGCACGCCGTCGGCGCGGCCCATGAGGTTGTAATTGTCGTCAAGTTGATCGGCGTCAATGAGCTGTATCTGGAATCCGAACGGGTTAACGGTTTTGGGCACGTATACCTTGCGGATAAGCTGCTCACCGTCGCGCCCTGTGTTCTCTGTGATGAGACGCTGCACCTCGCGCCACGAGTAGCGGCCGCAGACGGTGCAGGAGCCTTTCTTTCCCCATTCATGCCAGGCGCGGCGCAACTCTTCGTTCGCCTTTTCATCCAGTCCGTTGCTGTTTTTGCTTTTGCGCACCTGGGGAACTTTGAAGGCCAGTTTGACGCCATGGCGTCCGGCGACATTGGCGCGCACCATGCCAAGGAACCGGGAAGCGATGGGCGAGTTGATAGCTTGATCGCGGGCGCGGGCGCGGAGTTTGCGTAGATCAACCTGCAAGTCCTGATCGGCGGAGCGCGAGGCGGATGGCCAATCGACATTCAGCCGGTTTTGTTTTGCGGCCTGAAAGCCGGAATATCCGCTGGAGCCGCCGAGCTGAGCCAGCGTGGAATCGGAGGTGAGCGAACGCTTGCCGAGAAACACGTCAATAGCGCCGCGAAACCGGGAAACCAGCGAGGGATTAGGGACTGAGGGACTAGGGACTAGAGGGCTCGGCATGTTACCTCCTACTCTGCGGTTTGAAGACATCACGGCGGCGTGTTTTTCTGCCTCGTAATCGAGTGGGCTGCTGTACATCAGGTGACTGTTCACGTTGCTCCTTAATCCCGAGTCCCTGCCTTTACACGCTGGTTGTGAAGCGGAAACCGATCACGCGGCGCGGGGCGTACTCACCCTTGGCGCGGAGTTCGGCTTTGTATTGAGCGCGCCAGAACGAGCGCTCTTTGATGAGATCGGCGCGGGGGAAACGGCGGAGCTGGCGCCCGTTGATCATGTACTCAGAGACGCCGGGGTCGGTGTTTCCCAGGAGACACGCTTCAATGGCGTCGAGGTTCTTTTTGACATTGGTGCGCGTATCCACGGGGCCGGTGGCCTGGGCCAGGTTCGGCGACACGATCACGTCTTGCAAAGGCAAGGTGACTTGCTCACCGGCGGCCGTGGTGCCTGCAATGCCGATCAGGATAGCCATAAGCTGATAGGTATCAGCCGGGCATGAATTGGTCAGCGTTGCGGGAGCTTGAATGTCGAAGGATTGACCGTCGCTATCGGCGGTGATGGGCGGATTGGTGGCCAGCGTTCCATCGATCACGAAGCGGTTATTCGCGCTGTTGAGGATGTACTTGAGCTGATAGAGTCCGCTGGGATAATCGGGGAATACGCGCTCCCAATTCCAACTATCGCCGGCGCGGAGGTCGGTAGGCTCCAGCGGAATATCGGAATCATAGAATTGGTCGATCGGCGTAGCTGGATTGAGTAGGTTTCCCATGTCTTAGTTATGGGCGAGAAAGCGGATTTAACGCGAATTTAGGTGAAACAGGGGCTAGGAAATAGGGATTAGGGGTTAGATAAGGCCGCGCGGGGCGGCCTTTATTTTTTCGGGCAATCGGGGATATGTTTGCGCAGCTCACGAGCGCCGAAAGGGCGGCCGCATTTCGGGCATGGCCGCAAAACTTTGGGGCGCGCGGTGTGGCCAGCGCGCAACCGGCGCATATATTCGCGCGCGTAGGGCGCGAGTTCTTGATCTGTGCAAAGTTCGGGATTTTTCATGCTTTTCATTGTTTCGCCGGGGTTGCGTACCCAGCCCCGGCTACCACGCCGGACGCTACCGCTTACCCAAGGTGGCCGTGGCGGAGATCAAAGCTCAACGGTGAACTTCCCCAATTTTGCGAAAGCGAGCCATTCTGGAAGATCAGCGTCCGAGCAAGCAAAAGGCTGCAAAGCTCCGGGAATATCTGCGGGACCGAATACTTCACCATCATGTCTTACTACAACAGGAATCCCGTAGGAGCTGGAGGGATGCTCGTTCGTCAGTATTGCGGCACTGCAATGGGTGTGCTCATCACCTACAAACATTTCCCTTTCAGGGTGCGTCACAATGTATGCGTGGAATTTCATTCTCGTTTCCCCCTATGAGGTTGATGACCTCTTGTTTGATCTGTAATAAGCATAGCACATTACCGTAATGTGTCAAGAGAAAAATGCAGATATTCTGATTATTTTCAGAGCGTGCGGCCAAAGTTGCGGAGCCGGGCTGCGGCTGAGGGACGGCGGCGCACAGGTATGGGCTTAGATGGCTTGGAGGGAACTGGAGACGGTGAAGAAACAACCGCAGATCCTTCGACTCCCTCTGGTCGCTCAGGATGACAATCGGTTGGGGTAGCGGAGCCGATGTATTCCTCGGTAGGCGCGGGCGCGGGCATACCGGCGGCCTCGCGCTCAAGGCGGAGCTTTTCGGCGGCGCGGAAGAGGCTGCGGGCGATCTTGCGGAAGTTTGGCCGGCGAACGGAGACGGCGGCGCGGGCGTAGACGGCGCAATCAAGGGCCTCGTTACGCTCGCTGGTTTTTACCCATTGCATGGTGGTGTTGAAATCGCGGGTTGTCTTGACCAGTTTTTCAGCAGTGAGCTGGCGGAAATACTCACTATCAAGCGTGTTGCTGAAGTGTGTATATCCCGGCCCGCCCTGGGCGCTGTTGTGAATGCGCAGCGATGTGAAGACGTCCTCTTTGGCGGTGTCAACGCCCACGGTGTAGAGCAGCGACTTGTAAGGGCCGACGCGTGATCCCGAGGAGAGGAGCGGCTTGCCGATGCCAGCGCGGCCCATGATGGCGTGCCAGCGGCGCAGCTCGTGCTTGCGCGTGAACTCGTATACGCGCTCAGTGTGATGGCCGCCGGAGTCAATGAGCGCGGTGGCAATGCGCATGGTGACGCCGGAGCGGTGCTCCCACTCTTCCAGGAGATATGTGCGGAGCGCGGCCCAGGGGCTGGCCGGATCGGTATCCGGCAAAGATGGATCGCCGGGGAAGGCTTTGTGCTCGATAGCCCAGCGCTCATCGTCAAGGCCCCAGCCCCAGACGGTGCATTCCAGGCGATTGTCTTGCGTGTCCACGCCCGCCGTGAGCCAGAGAACGCCGCTGGGCAGCACGTCGCGCTGGAAGCGTTGGCGCTTCTCCAGTTCCGTCATGTTGGCGCCGGTGCCGCGAATCTCCCACGTCTCAGCCAGGTTCGTGTTGACGAAAACCTTCATGCGCTCAAGAGAGGTTTGCGCCTCAAGCCATTCGTGAATGAGCTTGAGCCAATCCACGACGGGAGAGTAAAGCGCGTTGAGCTGGAAGCCGGCCGTCTTGCCGTCGTGGCTCTCAGACGTGGCGCGCCACTCACCGCGGCGTATCATCTCGAACTTTTCAGACTCCTCGATGATGCAGCCCTGAGTGCAGACGTAGTGCCACTCGATCACGCGGGGCCGCGCGGTGGCGGCGGTGGGCTCAGTCTTCCATTGCAGCCGCTTCCATTCCAATACCTGCATCTCTCCGCAATGCGGGCAGGGCACGTAATACCTCCGCTTGTCGCTGGAGTCGTAGGC